CGTAAAGGCCAGCTTCTTCCGACCGTTAATCCTGCTCTGAATATTGTTATATATAAAGCGGCATGCCTCTTCAATCCGGTTCAACTCCCGCCAGTCGATAAATGGCTGGTTATCATAAAAAGTTTTCCTATTTCCTACCGCAAAAGGATATGTCCCAGCGCAGACATGGTCTATATTGGCCTCAAAGCGGTTAATTTCATCTGCATGGAAGCCGTAATCCTGATATGTCTTATCCTCCCCCATGTCCTCAAGGTCAAAATCCGGCCAGAGGGTAAGGGCTTGGACCCGTATCTCATTGATGTTGCCCTTGATGCGATTGTAGTCACCGATATTAAAATAATCACTGTCCTGCCAGTCGGTTTTTGGCTGTTGCCACATTGCTCATATCCCTCCTTGCCTTCATGCTCCCAGACAGAGCACCGTTAAAATTAAGCGTATGATCGTAAATCCTCAGGAGCAAATCCGCCACATACCGGTTCTCTAAAAACACAATATCGCTTGCATCTATCCTCGGTTCTCCGCGATAAGTCAGCGCATATTCCCGATCCGCTTTCATGTAATCGCCGATCCAGTCCGCCAGATCTGCAGCATGTCTCGCATCTGACACAAGCGGGTTCTCCCACATCTCCAGACTGCCGGTTGGATTCAACTGTCGGCTGACCATTGCCTTCAATTTTCCATATTCCCTACCAGTTATTGCCACCTCAGCCACCCCCTCCACGCCGGTTACTTCCACGGTAGCATAATAACTGCTTGATTCCACAATCTCTGCCGTTTGCCCAGCCTGCGGCTCTGTGATAACACAGGACAGATCATATGACGGGGTCGAAAAGTAGAAGGTGTAACGGTTGTCTATCGCAGACAACGTAATGGTTTCCTTCGCCAGTTCCTTTTGTTCATCTACCGGATTGTACAGGGTCCGCATCACCTGCAGCTCCCTGGTTTTCTCTACCTGTGTTCCCTTCGGTGTCTTCGTCAGCTCATGGCCATATTCCAGCACATAATCTGTACTGTCGCCAAAAGAAATATGATTCAGCACAACCCTGTTATCCGGGCAGCCTCTGGTAAATTCCAGGACCAGCCTGTCAAACTCTGGAAATTCATGACTAATAACCGATAACGCCTCCAATACGGTTACACTGTAGCTTTCCTGAAGCTCGTCATTATAATAAGCATGAAATATCATCTGCTCCGGATGATTTCGCCCAAATTCCATCGTCAGGCCGAAGCATTTAAACGCAACCTCCAAAACAATGGTAATGGTTGGATTCTCCGAAAACAGGCCATTCTCATCAGCTGTTTCCTCCGATATATAACCGGTATCCAAGTAAGCAGTTCCCTCAGCCTGCCGGGGCAGAAAATATTGTGTCGGCCTTGCGTCCGAATAGTTACGGACGGGCATCGCGTAGTCCGCCTTATCTGCTCCATTCAAAACGGCGCCGGCATGTGAAAAATAGGTTTCATTGTCTGAGTTGGCAACCATATCCGGAATAAAACTGGATTTCAAATAAATATCTCCGGAGCGGTCCTGATACAGGATGCACCGGCCGGCATTTGCAATAATCTGCAGCGCTTCCTTATGTGTAACCACAGGCATAGGATTTTTCACTAATACGTTTTTTAAATATGGGTCTAACCAGTATGTCCGGTAATCCACGCCAGCATCGCCAAATACGTCTGTGGCCAAATCATACAGGCTGATACCAGACTCCCGGTACAGCCCCTTATAATATGTCGCGTTCATTCCGTCAAAACGGTCGGACGCAGAAAAACTCATTTCTTCATCATCCGCAGACCATTCTTTTAGGGACACTGTAGCTCCTGGCAACCACTCCACTGTCCCGTCATCCAACTCTTGGCCATACAGCACCGATATCTCCTGCCCCGGCTCCAGGAAATTCACCGTACTTTCGCTGTTCTCCACATCATAGGCGCGGTCTTTGTTTTCCACCGTCAGGTCAAAGTCAATTGTCGGCAGCTCATCTGATATGGGGCTGATATGTTCCTTCTTGCTGGCCGACTTGATTTTCTTATTATCAAAGTAAATGCCGATCCCCATCGTCAGTTGCTGGATGCGGAACCGGCTTTGGCCGTTTATCATGGCTGACGGTGTAAACCGCAGAAACGTGGTCGCATTAAAAATCTCTTCCGTCACAAAATGTCCGTCAGCATTCCCAATTATCTCCACTGTGTTATTGTCAGATTCAATTTTAAAATCAACCGGATACGCCTTGCCAAACTCCACAGTCAGCCCCTTAATGTCATACTGAATCGGAAAATGAATCAGTATGCTTCCCAGTAGCCCCTCCGTCACAATACCAGCATTTAGCACTACATCTGAACGGTTCCGGGGAAGGAAGTACATGCTGCCATCCACCGTGCTGTAATCTTCGTCGCAAGTGGCGTATAGTTCAGACACCGAATAATTGTCCAGGGGCCATTTTAGATTACTGTAGTAGGCGTAATTGGTCGGATTCGGAACAAAAGCGGAAGCCTGGGCTTCCTGGTTAATCAAACCGATTGTCACTCGCACGTAGGAACGGTTACGATACTCCTTTTTCATTTCCGCTTTATAGGCTTGGCTGCATGCCTGCATTACTCCATCACCCCACAATCCACAATATTCACCTTGCAGTCTCGGTACCTCGTCGGAAGGCCATCGGAATCAAATTCTATCGGCGTAGCCGTCCGGTTCCCGGGATACATCCGAATCGTTATCCAATCATTATGTACCATGTCGGGTATCCGGGCCGTTACCACAAATTGTTTAAACTCTTGCAGCATGGCGGACCAAGTAGCGGCGTCCAAAAACTTCCACTGCAGAGCGTCAAACTTATACTGGTCCCGCCCCACCTTCTGGCCGACGAACTCGCCATTCGCGTTTTTACCGTCACTTACGTTCGTAGCCACTACCAGGTTTCCTCCAATATCGGGGGCGGGAAACTCCCGGCCATTGATTGTAATTACTGCCATCTCACCGCCTCCTTACGTAAATCCATAACCCGTGCGCTTCTCTAAATCTTTCAGTTTCTTCCGGATTTCCCGGATGTCGATGTTGACAACCAAATCCAGATTTTCGATTAGTTCGATTATCTTTTTCAGCAGTTCCACCATAATAGCCAAATGCTGCTCACTTGCGTTGTCTGTTCCGGATGTCATTGCGACAGCTCGATTGACCATCTCCTGCATTATATCCTCTTGTGTATATGCCGGTGCCGTGCTACCGACCATTGCAAGCGGCGGAGCTGCATGATTGGCCGCATTTACTATTGTGGATACCAACGGCGCAATTGCACTTCGCATGCCGCCCTGCACTGCCCTGGCAATACCCTCGGTAATCTGCATGTTATTGGCCACGGCTGCGCGGCCTCCCCAACTGCCGACCATTTCAGGAATTCCGTCCTCCCGCGCCACAAACATCTGGCCAGACCGTGGGAAGCCACCACTGGCATGACCGGAAATTTCACTGGCTGGACCGGTGGAAGAACCGCGGCTGCCGCCGCTCTTTTTAGATTTACTACCACTATCACTATCTCTGTCTTCTGCTTCTTTGGACTTCTTGAATATATTTTTGACGGTGTCACAAACGTCCTGCCAAATCTGTTTAACTGTATCTACAATGCCTGAAAGCCACTCTGTTATTTCCTCCCAAACAGCCTTTAAACCGTCCCAGAGTTTATTCATGACGTCTTTACCGATTTCCACCATTTCATCCAGTTTAAAGACGTCCTTAATTTTCTTCCAGATGTCCTCAAACCACTCTTTGATGGCGTTCCACTTTTCTTCAACAGTAGAACGGACATTGTCCCAGATTTCGGAAAGCTTATCGCGTAAAGCTCCAAATACCTCCGTAGCCTTATTCTTTATGGCATTCCAGATTTCTTCCGCGAAGGACTTTATATTATTCCAGATCAGTCCCCAGAGACCTTTTATGGTATTGAGTACCGTGTCAATACATAATTTAATTGCATCAAAGGCAACCCGAACCAATGCCTTCATAGCTTCCCAACAAGACGAAAGGAATTGCTTAATTCCATCCCAAGCCCGTTCCCAATCCCCGGTAAACACGCCTATCAGAAAATCTAATAGACCTCCAAGGGCATCCAAAACATTGCCGATTACTTCCGAAACACTATCTGAGAAAGTAAAAAAATTATCTATAGCGGTTTTTAGGTTGCTGGCGATTATCGGTGCTATGTTATTGATAAACCATGTGATGAAGGGTTGTAAGACTGTCTCCCAAACCGTCTGTATACACTCTGTTACCTTTCCGGCAAACTCGCCGAACTTTTCGATAAGCGGCTGCAAAGTACTTGTATTAAACTCAGCAAAACGATCTGCCGCGTTTTGAATAACCGGAAGAATATGTGTATTAAATGCTTCTAATGCACTTTTTGCAATATCCGATAGCCCTGTTTTGATACTTTCAATCAATGGTGAAATATTTTTGTTGTATACATCTAATACGGTGTCTACAAACTTAGAAAACGTCTCACTGATTGAACCTGTTATAGTCTGAACCGCCGCCAAAATTCCATTGAACACTTCTTTAAATCCAGAGCTATTTTCGATAATTGGTGCTGTTATTAAATCCAGCATATCACGGCCGAAAGCGCCTCCCAATTCAAGCGCCCCCATAAAGCCGTTAGAGAAAACAGCTATTATATCAGCAGTAATCTGTTTTGCCGCATCGCTCCGGAACACGGAAAAAATATCCGCAGTGGCCTCCGAAAAGCGACCAGATATCATAGTTATATCACTTCCGATATCAAACATTGATACCAGGAAATCTTTTATTCTGGGACTATTTTGCTGTAGATATTTGTCAATTCCCCCCAGTAGATTATCTGCAATCGTAGCCCCCACAGAGGCAAAGCTTCCAGCTATCTTTCCCAGGTTATACGAGAACTGTTTCGCAAAGTTGTCGGCGGCTTTCTTTACTGCCGGATCCGTAAAAATATCCTTCAGGCTTTTTTTGATTCCATTAATCGAAGACTGGATGCTATCCAGAACCGATGTGTCACCAAAGCCAATTTTAAACCCATATTTAAAAAGGTCGGCCAGCTCCTTCGCCTTGTCAATCAACGCTTGGTACTTGGCATCCATCTCGTCGACCGGAGAGGTGTCAATCTCTCCCATGTCAAACTCATCTGCGTCGTAGCCCCCACCGGCCCCTCCGCCACCTGAGCCAGAATCTGGTGGCTGAATAATATTCAGTTCATCGATACCTGTTGTCGCACCTTTGATGTCTTTTGCGGCTTTCTTTGCTGCTCCACCGGCTCCGCCCATCGCAGCGCCTGCGTTGTCTGCTGACTCCGCCACAGCCTCCATGCCGGCTGCGGCAACTGACGCTCCGCCTCCGGAACCCTTCTTTCCGGATATCAGGTTCGTAAAGGCCTTAAAAGCATTGGCCAAACTCATCAGCTTCCCGATAATCGTATTAATGACCTTAATGACCGGTGTAAGGACATTGATAAGCCCTTGACCAATCGTAGCCTTTAAGCTGTCAAATTGCAGTTTCAGTATTCGGACCTGGTTGGCCCACCCATCAGCGGTTCGAACAAAGTCCCCGGATGCCAGAGTAAGCTGGTCTTGCACAAACTGATACCGCAGGGCCACCTTCTCAGCTTCGGACATTTTGGCGGTTACTTTCGCATATCCATTGGCCAGGGCATAGCTGTCAAGGGCACTCTGCGTCATGACAATGCCCAGGTCTTTAAGTGTTTCCGTTTCTCCCGTGAACACAGATTTCAGCTTTGTATAGGCCTCGTCCTGACTGATGTTGTAAAACGACGCCACGTCGCCAGCCAGCCCCGTCAGTGCCGTGGCCATCTCATAAGCTTGCTTTTCGCCAAAG